GCTTCCTCTTTCGCGATCGCCTTGTCGATCCGGGTGGTGTCGGCGCCCATCTCCAGCCGCTGCAGCAGCTGCCGCAGCCCGGTGAGCTTCGTTGTCTCCTTCGCGATCGCCGCGTCCAGCTTGGTCGTGTCGGCGGCCATGACCAGGTTGCCCAGCTGCTTCTGCAGCGCGGCGCCCCGGGCGGCGATCCCGGCCATCATCTTGGTCAGCGGGCCGTCGTCCCCGGTGATCTTCAGCTCGGCCGCCTTGGCCAGGGCAGTGCCCAGCTGGGTGCGCAGCGCGGCGATGCCGGCGTTGACCGGGGAGGCGTCGAGGCCGACCTTGACGTTCTGCTGCGGCATGCTCGACACCGCGACCTTGACCTTGGTGGTCAGCTCGGCCAGGAAATCAGAAACATCAGGAGAGATGACTACGAAGGCCTCTCCGAGCACACGACCCCCAACAGCCATGTTACATCACCTGCGTAACACAGCTAAAGCGACCGCGTATACTGGAAGAGACGCGGACCGCCCAGTGACAGCACACCAGGCGGTCCCTGGCCCTCAACCTGATCAGAGCAGGTGAGCACCTGTGAGCAAGCTTACGTACGTGATCGTGCCCGGCAACCGGTTCGGCCGGGGCGTAGTCATCGCCGAAATCCGGGTGCCGGATTCCAGGCGCCCTAATGGCAGACGCGGGGCCAGGCTTATCTGCGACTGCGGTACCGTCTACGAAGCACGATTGGGTGACCTCACCAAGAAAGTCCAGCCAACCAGGTCCTGCGGCTGCCTGTGCAGAGACACAGCCCAGGAGCATGGCCAGTCGCAAGCCAACCTTGACCGTCTTGCGGTTTACGCCAGATCGCCAGAAGGCCGTACCGGAACTGCCGCGGCCAACAGGGCAGCAAAAACAGTGCACGGAATGGCCAAGCATGACGGTACGCAGCACCCGCTGTACGGCATCTGGTCGAACATGATGTCTCGGTGCTACAACGCAAACGTCAGATCGTACCGGGATTACGGAGCGCGAGGCATCACCGTCTGCGATCGCTGGCACGATGTCCGGTTGTTCGTCGCTGACATCGAGAACTCGATAGGCCCACGACCGTCTGGCATGACACTGGACCGGATACAGAGCACAGACAATTACGCACCCGGAAAAGTGCGCTGGGCCACGCGTGCCGAACAGAACCGGAACTCGCGTCAATATATTGACGGACAGCGCAGCGGACCCGTCTACCAGCTCTGGTGGAGGCTGATGCGACAGCGCTCGGATGAGGTGTGTGCGGACTGGCACGACTTCACCCAGTTTGCTAATGCTGTACGTGATCTGCTCGGCCCGCGATCGGATGGCATGGGCATCGTCCGGATAGACCCCGCACGGCCGTACCAGGCAGGCAACCTCCGCTGGCAGCCGGCAGGCCGTCCGCGACGCAAAGGCTAGCATTCCTTGTGTCACACTGTTCCCTGTATGCTCTCCAGACCCGTTGTTACGAACGGGTAACGGGAGTCCATCTGGACCGCGCCCTTCGGCGGGAACTCCAGGAACACCGTGGGGAAGGCGTTCACGTTCACGCCTCCGTACATCCCGCCGCGGCTGCCGCGGTACGGGCCGTGCGTGTGGATCGACCCCCGGGTGTGCCCCGGCGGCAGCGCGTACCGGGCGGTGGACGTGAGCGGGTTCCAGATGGTCGACTTCGGCGTGCCCGGCCAGACGTGCGCGGCACCGCGGGCCACGATGGCGGCCCGGGCGGACAGCTCGAAGATCAGCTCCCCGACCATGCTGTCCGGATCCGGATCGGTCAGCAGGTCCTGAACCGCGACAGCGTTGATCCGGACGCTGCCCAGGTTCACCGCCACGGCAGGTCACCCTCCGGGCCGTACTTCCCGTCACCCTGCACCGGCAGGCCCGGGTCCTCGAATGTCATGCCCGCCTCCTCCTGGTAGGCCCGCAGCCGCGCCAGCGCCTCCTCCTCGGGGTCAGCGCGCATACCGAGCGAGATCTCCAGCTGCTCCATCTGCTCGTCGTCCTGGCAGCGGTCAGCCAGGAACGAGAACGCGACGTTGCACGCCTGCCGCGGGGTCAGCGCTTCGAGCCCCGCCCCCGACGAGCGGATGAGCGAGCCATCGACCCGTCCCGCGTGCTGCGCCGTCCAGCCGAGGAGGGTGATGGCGGCCTTGTAGGGCGGCCGGCCACGATCTCGATGACCCGCGTCACCACGTCCATCAGCTCGCCCGCCTCGGCCTTGGTCTCCATCGCGTGCTCCTCGAACGCGCGCCAGTCACCCGGGTCGAAGTCCCGGCAGCCCGCCGGGTCCGCCCGGTTGACGGTGCACGGCAGGCCCTCCTCGCTCTCGCCGCCGGCCACCATCAGGCAGTTCGGGCAGCCCCCGCAGCGCTCCGGCGCGCAGAAGCCGCACTCCCCGCAGCCGGGATTGCCCTGGTGGATGCAGTCCCGCAGCATCGCGTACAGCGCCCCCAGCGCCCGCGGGTCGGACACCGCGACGTCGGTGTACGCGCTGAACTTGAGCAAGGGCATCAGGCCCACCTTGTCGGCGACCCTGAATGTCCTGCCCATGAACTCGATGGTCCGGTCGGACGTGACCGCCTTCCCGGCCACCTCGACCTCCGCGGCGGGCGGCGGCGGGCTGACCCCGGCCACCTGGCCCTGGATGCCCGCCAGTTCCGCGTCGAAGTCGATGTCGAGCCCGGCTTCCTCGGACACGGGCTGCTCCTCTCATCGGGGACGGGGCAGCTCCCCCGCAGTGACACGGGGGCCGTGCGCGGTAAACCGGTTTGCTGTTGTCTTACGGGACGAACGTCGGCGTCCGCGATGCGTCTATACCTAGAGCCTCCGTCAGCTCAGCCGGGTAATGCGACGCGTAGAACCTGATCTGATCCTCCAGCCGCTGGCCCGCAGGCTGCGACCGGACCCAGACCTCCAGGTTGCCCGGGTCGTTGTCCGTCTTGACGCCGTTCTTGTGGTGCACGTTCTCGAACGGGTACAGTTCCCGGCCGAGTACCTGCTCCATCACTAGCCGGTGCTCCAGGACGGTGACTTCGACCCCCTTCTTCATCCACTTGAGGACTACATAACCCTGGTTGTTGACGTACCGGGTGCCTTCTCCCTTGGCCCGGGTTTTCAGCTTGAGGGGGTCGCCGTTTACCCGCCATCGGTAGTAGTGCTTCGTGCACAGCCCCCGGGCGGCAGGCGCCTTGCCGCAGTCTTCGACCGAGCATTTCTCCGGTGCTTTCGCCCAACGGCGCTCGCGCCCCCGGAAGGGCTTGATTGGCGTGCCGGCGTGCGGGTCACCGTACTGCTGCACACGATAGTAATGCGGGGAACACCAGCCCTGGATGTGTATCGGCCGTTCGCAGTCTCCGGCACGGCACTTGTCGTAATGTACCGGACCGCCGAGCGGGTCGCCGTAATGCTTCCAGCGATCGTAATGCGCCCGGCACCAGCCGTGTGCGTAATGCTTCACGTCACAGCCGTCCACGGTGCACTCCTCGTAGCGGGGCTTGCCGCCCAGCGGATCCCCGTAGCGGCGCCAGCGCATGTAGTGCGCCCGGCACCAGCCGTAGGCGTGTTGCGGGGATCGCTTGCAGCCTTCGATTATGCAGGGTTGGTCTATCACGTACCCAGTATACCTGAAAAATCGGATACGTGTATATTTGGAACTGTTGGCGTACCGAGGTTATTAAGTCCCCGGCAATCCATAAGTTGGGTAACGCTGGATTCTTGAGGCAGCGTTCCAGGTGCTCTTCAAAGAGACGGCTGCGGTCACACCACCCGTAATGCTATAGTCGGGAAGGATGAGGCCGAAGAAATACTCGTTGACGAGTGCGGGAATAGACGACGGATAGAGATAGAAGTTACGTGGCTGGCCATCTGTGGCAGCCACGTACGTCTGGGCAGTGCTGGTGTCGTAGAACCCGGTGAAGTCGCCTGATGCGTCAGGGAGACCTGCGACCCAGATCAAGTTCTGGTCGCCCATGGCCGTTACGTCAACTTTGGCTACCGTGAAGTTCATTGACCACGCACTGAGGAAGGCCATGGGGGCAGCAGTGGGGTTGGCGCCCGTTGATCCGTCTACGGCAACGTACGCGATGCCGTTACGGCCGTGAATACGACTCACTGATGAACCAGCTCCTCACATGAAGTGAACGGGAGCCGGCTCCGCCATCCGTGCGCCTGGACCGGGCAGCTACGGGGCCTCAGCATTATCCTGGCCAGCGTAACTCAGCCAGTTTGGTACCTGCCAGATAGCATGGGTCCTGTGCGCCTGAGCAGGAGAGATGGCTGCCGGTGCCCGGGTACGCGGGATTTTACGAGGTATCCGACGCCGGCCGGGTCTATAGCCTGCCCCGTGGCGGTACGCATGGCGGGCTGCTGAAACCCCAGGTCAACAGCCGCGGGTACCTGGTAGTACGACTCAGCAAATACGGCCGGGTACGCACGTTCACCATCCGTTCGCTGGTCCGCCAGGCGTTCGGGTCATTATCCTTGGTTTGGTAACCGATTCCGCGAAAGAGGTCCGATGCCATGGCCATCAGCTGCTCACTCAGCGCAACCCCGGCCGCGCCCGCCCACGGTTCCACCCTGACCGCCACGTACACGGTAACCGGCAATGACCCGGTTAACCCGAGTTCGGCCACGATCAGCGGCCGGGTCGTGGTCGGCGGCACCGCGTACGATGTCTCCACGTCCGTCACGCTGCCCGGCACGCCGGCGGCGAGCGTCAGCTATGTCGTGCCGGTGTCCAGTGACCCGTCGCTGATCTTCGCGGCCACCGCCGACCCGGCCGTCTTCACCGCGCCCGTGCCATGACGGTCACCATCAGCGGGGCGGTCATTGTCGGCGGGGTACGGTACCCGGTCGAGGTGCAGGTGACGCTGCCGGATACCCCCGCCCGCACGTCGCCGGCCCGCCTGCGCGCCGTGCCCAGGGCCAGCTAGCTTGCACGACGAGGCCCGGCAGGACCGCCTGGAGC